AAACATTTTGAAAATGATTATGTGAGACATCCAGTTATGGCAACTTTACATGGCATGACAGCAGATTTGGAGCAGTTTTCTGCATCCACCTGGTGGCACCACGCAGATGGTGTTTACAATGGAGTCGAAACATTTCCAGGGGCATTTTATGACCTCAAAAACACGGAAACTTTCGAAGGGATGTGTATGTCACCCATTGTATCTGATTCTATCGAGAAGAAGATCATTGGCTTCCATATTGGAGGCGTGACAGGCACTAGTAAAGGGTGTGGCTTTGCTATCACAGCACCACAACTTGAAGCGGCTATTCATGAGCTTGAGAAAATGAGTCCATCGTTTATTCCTGCGCCACAGGCAAAGGATCTTAGTGACTCTATGCTCGGAGTTGAGTATGCCAAAAGTGGGGACATCCATTTTAAGTGCCCCACAAATTATATCTCAGGAGAGCCAGCACTAATTGCATATGGCTCAGTTTCTGGAAGATCAACAACCAGATCTTCAGTCATAGACACACCTATTTCTGCTACGGTAGAGCTGGTGACAGGCGTTGCTAATGAATACGGTCCTCCACAATTCATCTCACCAGTTGAGAGGGATGATGGAAAGATCGACCAACGCGCTTGGCGTCCATGGTATGAGTCACTAGAGGTGTGTTCTAAACCCTCAATTGGCTTTGACCAGACTAGTGTTGATAATGCTATTGAAGATTACCTTGGTGGTCTGAAAGAGGTATTTGACGCAGAGAAGAAATTTTATTCTGCAGAATTAAAACCCCTTACACATCAGGAAACCATTTCTGGTATTGAAGGGAAACGCTTCGTAGACGCGATGGTCACTAAAACATCAATTGGTTACCCCATTGGGGGACCAAAGTCCAATCACATGTATGATCTTGATCCTACGGACGACCACCACTGTCCAAGGGAGTTCACCCCAGAAATTCTTGCTGAGATTGAGCGCGTTACCGCGCTCGTTGATGCAGGTGAACATCCCAATTTGATCTTTGGAGCATCCCTTAAAGATGAACCAACCAAAAGGACAAAAGATAAGGTGAGAGTATTTCAAGCAGCGCCATTGGCGTTGCAATATTTGATTAGAATGTACTTCCTACCTATCGCACGATTTTTATCATTAAACCCATTGATTGCTGAAACAGCAGTCGGGATTAACGCACATGGACCAGAATGGGACGAATTGTCTCGTTTTATGGCCAAATTTGGTGATGATCGTATTATTGCTGGGGATTATTCCAAGTATGACTTGAGAATGCCCGCGCAGCTGACACTATCAGCTTTCTCTGTTATGATTGAGATAGCTAAGTGGTCAGGAAATTACACCGTCAAGGATATCAAACGGATGCAAGTTTGCACATGAAGTTTGTACTCCCTTGGTTGCTTATAATGGC